CGGGCAATGTTCCTGTAACATTGCTTGCTAAGTTTACTGATTGATTTGGTCCTAGTCTAGTTATTGCCATAATTTATTAAACTCCTATTAATTTAAATCCTGAAAAGTGAGAATCTGTACGAACTTCTATAGCTCCACCAGATGTTTGATAATACTCACAATGAACATAATCTCCAGCACTTAAATTTATAGATACAGCACCACCTATTGTAGAATACTGAGGTCCAGTATCTTCAAAAGCAACTTGTTGAGTGCTAGAAGAATTATTTATTTTAATATCTAAAGCGTTTCTATTACTTGTTGCTGAATTAAATCTCAAAGAAGCAGCAAAAAAATATTTACCTCCTTCTCCAGATGGTACAGTAAATCTTCCATTAGATGTGTTATAGGCACTATCTGTATCATAATGTTCGCTGTTAAAAATTATTACACTCTGTGTACTATCTGCACAACTCTGATTTCCAGATAAAGTAGCTGAAAAAGCTGGAGTGTTATCTCCACCAAATCCAGTCGCAGTTCCAGAGTTAGCTATCGTTGCACCAGATGGAATAGTAATAGTTTTTCCAGATGCACCTAATGTTGCGTTTCCTGGAATACTTACAGTATCCGCTGCTTTACCAATTGTAACAGCATTACTATTCTCGTTGATAATGTTATTACCGTCTGCGTCCTGTATCGTGTCTACTTTTAATATACTTGTCATTATGCTCCTATTTTACATCCTCCAAAATTAACAGTAGCATCACTAGTTGATGCTCCTTCGTTATGATTCATATATACTGAAACATAGTCTCCTTCAGCTAAATCTAATAAATAACTTCCTTTAACTTCTGTTGTATTATTAGCAGCAGATGAATAAGTAATAACAGAAGATCTAGCTACTTGACTACCATTTTTATATAATTTTACTTGAACTTTTTCTCCATCATCAGGGTTTCCTGATATACCTGAACCATAGTAAAAAAAGTATTTCCCCGCAGCCCCAGACGGCACTGTAAATCTTCCAGTAGATGTTGAGTATGCATCGTCAGTATCAAAATTTTCTGTAGAACCAACCAGTTCTGTCCAAGTTGAATTAGCAACAGTCAAACTCTGAGCCTCTGCTGAAAAACTTGGTCTATTAACATTAACAGTTACACCTGATCCAATAGTAATATTACCAGATCCAGAGCTAGTTGTTATTTCACCGACTTTTAATGTTCCGTTTGCCATAATTTATTCCTTATAATCAGGTTCACTAATTTTTAATTCTTCAATTTTTGCATTAATATCCTCTTCAGATATGGGTGTAGTTCCTTCTAACCACTCAACAGTTCCATCAGCTTTTTGTGTAAATTTAGCGTTTGGGTTTATTTTTGAAATTGCGTATCCTCTATCAATCATTATGCACCTACCTCTGATAAAGTTAAAGTTAGCATGCAACTATTTCTGTTTATGTATGCGTTGTTTGAAGTGCTAGATTTAATGTAAGGTTGCACAGTTACTTCGCTTGTAGTGCTAGGAGATAATAAAAACATTTGACTATTTGGTATTCCATAAGCTGAACCAATTTTTGTTCTAGTAAAACTTCCTGTAGTTTGATAACTACCAGATCCAATTTTATAGTACAATTCACAATTAACTTTTAAGTCTGCTATATCATAATCTATAGAACCTCCGTGTAAAGATATTAATATTTTAGATGAAGTTGCACTTGGAGTTATCGCTTGGGTAAAACCTGAAGCAACATAACTTGTTGAATTAGTTGATAAATCAGACGTTGTTGTATTTTGAACAACTTGTAAAATTTTTCCAAAACCTGTACCAGCAGTTCCAGCAACGTTTATAGTGTCTCCTGATGCACCTAAAGTTAAAGTTGTGCCTGTACTTGGTTGTATTAAATTTGTTTCTAATGTGCTCATTATAAAATTACAAATGTACTCCCTGATGGTATAGTCACTGTTCCTGATACTGTAACAGGACCAACTAACGCTCCGTTAGTAGAACCTGCCATTGATATACTTGTAAACGTTTGACTGTTTTTCATAAAAAATGTTGAAGATAAACTTGATGCACTCACCGTCGAATCTGTCGGTGTACCTATGTCGAATGTGTCTCCGAGAACAGTTCCGAAAAAAGTATCTGACGACGCTGGATTTGAACTAAATGTAATCTGAGAACCCGTGATCGTATACGCAGTTGGATCCTGAATTACACCCGAGACAGAGATAATACAATTAGCTTCGTTTCCTGGAGATATAGCAGTCCCATTCACCGTTAAGTTAAACGGACCTGGTGTTG